GGAGGTGATGGCATGGGTGAACTCAAACTGACTGGTTATCCAAACGACAGACAGAAAGAATTTTTCGTGTCTACGGCCAGACATATCGGTTATGGGGGTGCCCGAGGTTAGGCGGGGGTAAGAGCTGGGCGATGCGTCGAAAGTTCGTACTGCTGGCGCTCAAGTACCCGAAGCTGAAACTACTCCTATTACGCCGCACATTGCCTGAACTACGAGAGAATCACGTCATGCCGTTACTCAGTGAGTTATACGGCATAGCGAAATATAAAGATCAAGACAAGATGTTCATATTTCCCAACGGCTCTCGCATCGTATTAGGATACTGTGACGCCGAGAAAGACGTATACCGCTACCAAGGTCATGAGTACGATGTGATTGGGCTTGAAGAAGCTACGCACTTCACAGAAACGATGCGTGATTTCTTCGAGACATGTAATCGTTCAACGCGATCCGACTTCAAACCGAGAATGTATTATACGAGCAATCCGGGTGGGATCGGTCATGCATGGTTCAAGAGATTGTTTATCGATAAAGAAGTATCGAACGCGCAAGACTATGTGTTCATCCCGGCCAAAGTCTACGACAATCATGCACTCATGAACGCGAACCCCGAATACGTTAAGACGCTCGAAAACCTCCCACATGACCAACGGGAGGCTTTTTTACATGGTAATTGGGACGTGTTCGCAGGACAGTATTTCAGAGAGTGGCGCCGAGATACACACGTGATTGATCCTATTGAACTTCCGCGTAGTTGGTTTCGCTTCTGCTCAATCGACTATGGATATCACGATCCATGTGCGATATACTGGCACGCGGTCAACGATCAGCGCATTTATACGTACCGGGAACTGTACATCAATCAGACCAACGCATCTGATATTGCGAAGAAGATCATGGAACTTTCGCGCGGTGAGAACATCGAATACACCGTTGCATCTCCAGATATGTGGCATAAGCGTGGCGGCGCAATGGTTAGTAGTGATGGGCAGATGAAGGGCGAGAGCATCGCGGATATCTTCCTAGATGCTGGCGTATGGCTCGAGAAGGCCGACAATGACCGCGTGATAGGCTGGACGCGCATGCGCGAGTACATGAAGATACAGCCCGACGGTAAGCCGCTATGGATCATATTCTCCAACTGTACGAATCTGATACGCACGTTGCCACAACTTGTGCACGATGAAAGGCGCGTAGAGGACGTTGCAGACGGTTTAGAGGATCACGCTGCTGAGAGTTGCCGGTATGCGCTTATGAGCCGTCCGCAACCGTCAGGTAGTATTGTATCGAGCGTAGTAGTGGATATGCCGAATAAAGTCGTAGACAGCCCATTCGTGATGACAGATGCGGGTTTTAGACATAAAGATGAGCTTAAGATTTCCAATGAAGATGATGAAGAATCCGCATGGTTCGGGAGGTTCGGTTGGTAATGCTTAACGTATTGCTTTGCGTGCTCATACTCGGCATTATAACCGCGGCCACCTACTATGCCGCGCACAAATGGATCAAGCTTGAGCATAACCGCGATGTGATAGCGGATGAGCTTAAACGAGCGACAGCGCACATCGAGGATTTAGAGGCGCGTATAGCGATGCTTGAAGCGGAAAAGTCGCTGCATGAGTACAAGACGCGGCCGCAAGAAGAGACAACAGGATGGGAAGCATTCAACGTGCGCAATAGGGGGTGATTAGATGGCCGATAAACAACCGCCAACGGATGATCTTGAACAGATAGAGAAAGGTAGTACGGATGCAGGACCAGCATTACAATCTGATGAAGAACTACAATTAGCTCAACAAGTTCAAAGATTCATGAGGTACGCATGGGACGCGAAAGCTCAATTAAACCTTAACCAATTGTGGCAGAAAGCAGATGATTATAAGCAAAACCGACAGAACCCGCAACAGTCGCCTGAGCATCCAGCCAGCGTGACAAACCTGTTGCATCGCGTAATCGAGAATCAGATATCGGACCTGCTCGATAAACCATATTCATCTACAGCCAAAGGTCAAGAGCCAGGAGACGACATGTACGCCGAACAAGCGCAGCATGTCGTTGATTTCATTTTGGACCGTAACCGGACGGAAGAGAAGATGAATACATCTGAGCATGACCGGCTAGAGCTTGGCTCGACGATCATCAAGGTATGGTTCGATGATGACGAACTGGACGGACGAGGGATGCCGGTGTTCGACGTTGTGAGTCCGCCGAACTTCTTTCCCGATCCGAAAGTACATCATACTCAAAACTTGCAGAAGGCTGAATTCATCATACACGCGCGGCCTATGGCATTATCGGAGTTCAGGCGTAGATGGCCAGATCGTGGTAAATACGTGCAACGTGAAGTAGCGATACCGTACAATCCGCAGCAAGTGTGGACGGATGATCGAGCGGACGAGGTACACGTTCCCACGTCGCAGAAAGCGTTGCTGCTGGAGTGTTATCTACGAGATGAGAACGGCGAAATGTACTGCTTGCATGTAGCGAACTATATCTTGCTAGAGGACAGCCGCAAGACGCTGAAAGGCAAGAAGCTACAGCGCCGCAACATGTATCCATTCGTCATGATTAACTGTTACAGCCGTAGAGGAACCGTATGGGGCATGGGTGATATCGAAGTGCTCATGCCGCAGATTGACCTTATCAACGAGCTTGACGACCAGATACGCATGAATGCGCGGCTTATGGGCAATCCGCAAATAGCGTTTGGTATGGGTGCTGGGCGTGGATTCGATCCGCGCAAATGGACAGCAGCTCCGGGCTTACGAGTGCCTATGCGTGATGTGAATGCGTTCCGTGTGATTGAGGCGCAGCCTGTATCACCTGACGTTGTACGGCGCCGTGAGAAAGCATTTGAAGAGGTTGATCAGATATCCGGCGTGCAAGATGTAAACCGCGGACAGCAGCCGGGGCAAGTCACAGCAGCATCGGCTATTATGGCGCTCCAACAAAGCGGTCAAAAGATGGTCATCCACAAAAACAAAATGTTCTCTGCTGGATGGAGTCAAGTCATTAACCTTCTGTTCGATGAAGTCATGGAACATTGGGATGAGGAAATGTGGGTACGAATCAACGGAGATAAGCCGGATTGGAAATTTATCAACATGGCGGACTTCAAGAACGTTCCTACGCTCATACCAAATGCGCTTGCCGGTGTGATTCCCGGCGAAGATTCGATAAAACAATTGACGGACAATAAAGACAAGCCGATTACGCGTGATGCTCAGTTTGACTTCAATCTAAACATGGGTAACGGTCTGCCGAATGACAAAATGGCGATGCTCAGTATGTTCGCACAATTTGCGGGCATTCAGTTCCCGGATGGTCCGGCAATTACACGTACAGAGTTTAGGAATTTCCTGCGCGATAATGTGGGCCTTGATCTCGACGAGGATCAACAGCAACCGAATGGAGCGCCTCCGCAACCTGGACAACCACCGCAATTACCGGGAGCGCCGCCAGGATTGCCGCCGGGACCAATGCCGCCACAAAGTATGCCAGCGCCACAGGGACAACCGATGCCACCACAGGGAGCACCATTACCGCCGCAACAGATACCACAGCCGATGGGAGGGATACGGTAAATGCATCGTGAGATGAGCCGACAAGAGGAACAATACTTTGCAACAAAGCTGGCGAATGATCCAACACTTGCCGCTTTCCTTAACAATCAAGTTAATAACGGTCAAGATTTCATGACACAAGCAGCGAGACTATATGTGTGCGAACGGTGTGAAAGCGGCGCACTCGCTCATGGCAATGGTTATGCGTGTCCGCATTGTGGCTATAAAAGCGAGCATCGTAATGTAAGGGTGCGAGACTATATCAAAGACAGGAGTTGGCGATAATGGCGAAAAAGTCAATGCCGAAGAAGTATGACGGTAAAAGCACTAAACTCGGAGGTGGCGGACGGTTTGCAATGGTGGAGGCTGCTGCTAAGAAATCCGGTGCATCGAATCCAGCCGCCGTAGCTGCCGCTGCCGGTCGCGCTAAGTATGGCGCCAAGAAAATGTCGAGCATGGCTTCCGCTGGCCGTAAGCGTGCAGCAAGGGGGAAATAAGATGCCAAAGAAAACATCATACGCCAAGAAAGACGATGCAATCGACAAGAAAATGTCGCCAGCCATGCGTAAGAAAGATGACGCAATGGATAAGCGCATGGGTATTAAAGAAGGTAGCAAACGCGATGTGAAGATGGATACGAAGATGCTGAAATCGGCAAAGAAACCGACTAAGAAAAAATAAGGAGGAATAAACAATGGCAGACGTAATCGGGCCAGGAGGGTCCAAAGGTAAATGCAGTTATAAGCCAGGTAAAAGTATCGGCCCGGCTGGAGCTGGTGGTTTGGGTCCTGACATGACAACATCGAGGGGTTATGATTCCAAACGCACTACCGGCTTACGCGACAATTACAAGGTTACTGGAACTGCGAACAATTCGAAAGCGGGCCGCTAGTGAGAATCTAGGGGCCTTTGTTATACAAACGGGCGTGAAAATATCTACGTGATGCCGACGTGGAAAGGATGAAACGATATGACAGATCAACAGCAACAACCTATGACGCTAGATGCGTTCAGACAAGCAAAGAACTCGGGCGTAAGTCTCGAACAAGAGACTGTGGTGGATGCCGCACCTAACAGCGCAGAAGGCGCTACAACCGTCGATAGTGGCGAGTCAATAGAAGGACAAGGGGAAGGATTCGAAAACGTATCAGAAGGCGAAATAAACACGCCTGACGATGGCGCAGTAGAACATGATGATCTTCCGCAAATTCCCCAAGATCAGCAGACAGCTTGGCAGAAACGTGCAGAACGGGAACGTCGCAAGGCTTACGAAGAAGC